GGGAGTGGCTGGCAGCCCACCGAAGATTTTTGCCAGACACGAGTGTCAACAGTCACCACCACTTTCGCGTGGTTTATGCGTCACTTGCTCCCAAGTGAAGGCCAGCAAATCTAGACCGTAGCTGGAAACGGCTGATCGTCTGCAATCAAGTTGTCGTTAGCCGGAGCCCGGGATCTCACTTTTCAACACCTAAGGCCGCGCTATACTGAAATGCACTGCGCCGTCGATACAAGCTGGCGATACCGGTTAAACTACTGGCCCCACCCATACACTGCTTGGGGCGGCAAGGGTGGGGAATTCTTAAGCCAATCGGCAATAACAACTCTATACAAGGTCTCCCAAAACATCGTGGGGTAAAGTGTTGGGGTCGCGAATATCCCTAGGATCTTCGAGAGCGACGTCCTGCCATCCCACCGGCAGGTTGACTGTGCCACCCAACACCGATTCCATTCTGATTTGTGATTCCGGATCAATCCCAAAGGACGCTTCAAAATCCAATCTCATCCTTGCGGTTACGTGAACTCGGCGCGTAGCAGCCCAATCAATGCCTCTGGCCAAAACCGTCCTATATACATAGTCCTCCGGTTCAGCACTAGAAAACGCCACGTGAGCAGTGGCGCGCAACAAAGACTGGGCGTACTCCTGCAATATCGGCACGCCCGCGGAAAGCACAGCCTCACAGTAGGCGACAGACTTAAGAACACGAAGCCCACCCACGAGATCGTGGTAGTGCTGATACCCAGCCGCAGCATGGGAAAGCACTTTAAGGGGATCACGAACCATAGTCCATCCACCACCAGCGAGAAAAGGCCTGGACTGCCCAAATACCACCTGCCGCACATCACTAGTCGGTTGCTCAATGGTCATTTCAAAACCAGCTTCAGCTGTCACCTCAACAATAGCAGTGCGCCACAAATCCAAGCTAGCAGCCGGAATGAACAATAAGGCGTTATCGCCATCGGCGAGGACATCAAAGCCCCCTCCGACCCTCTCGGCTACCATCAAAACCAGCACCAGCATAACAAAAGTGTTGCCCAAACCAGTGTTGAAGTCACCTGACGCCCGAACACCGTTCGCAGAAAAGCGCAACCCCTCCCCTCTACCTTTAAACTCGCGCTGCCACGAGAGTAGCTGGGATAGTCGTTTCTTCTCACCTCCTTGGAAGAACCTTTCATAAAACGAATGTTCGCAACGCAGTACTTCTTTACAGAAGTGTGACTCAAAACTGACTCCGTCTATTTCCACAGCAACCAACCCCTGGCGAGAATACAATTTCTTGCGGATCATCCGCGCCCTCTCAGGTCCATTCAACCCCTTTCCGATCAGTCTGGTCCTGGTGAACATCTTTCCAAAACCCCGCAACTGCCCGTAAAGCACATGCTCCAAAGGTTTCAAATAGGTGGCCAATTCCAAGTTATAACGAGGATCCCTGCCCATTATCACCCTAGGCTTGTTAACCTTATGCCTAACCAACTTCTCCCCCTTGACAAAGGCCTTTACGACAGCGTCCCGTGGGGTCGCAGGACCATCCTCAAGCAAAGATAGAGCTGCTGTCTCGTACCTGACACGAAGCCTAGCTTGCTTATAT